GAACTGTTCTGCTTGATGTTGCAATACTTTGTCAGGAACTCGGCCTTCTTACTCAGCGAACCTTCCGCAATGGCAATCTCTTCCAGAAGGTAGTCCACCGACACGCTAACTCCGAGATTCGGATTACTCTTCTGGAGCTCATTGATATCATTCCACTTTTCCGGATCATCAATCATATACAAAAACGGAAGAAGTCTCTTTTCTTTTGAATCCCCCAGAAGGAACCTTGTAGCTCTCTTGATCAACTCATCATAAATGGATTCATTGACGTATCCTGCTGTCGATATACTCAGGAGCAGAGCTTCTGGCCTTGCTCCCATTCCGGACTTCATAACCTCGTACTGCTTAAGGCCCTGATCACCGCCCCAACTTGCTATCTCATCGCATATTGTCAGCGAAGGATTGAATCCATCAGATTTCTTAGCACTGAAGGCTATTTTCTTAACAGTGCTATTAGTCGACTCAATAAACAGATCCGTCATTCTGTGTCTAGCAGTATTCGGTTGAGCATCTACAGGAAGCTTTGTATCCTGCTTCAATTCCTTATCCAGAGATATCTGCGTCCAAATATTGGAGTATATAATTTCTGCCTGATCAAGCTTCGGAGCCAGGCAATATATTCTAGTTCCGTAACCTCCATCAAGGAAAAACACATAGTTTGCTATCGCAGAGGCAAAAAGGCTCTTGCCATTCTTCCTGGCAACCACGAGGACTATTTCTCTGAATATCCTCTTATCCTTCTCATCTACAATGCCAAAGACACAGCTTATAAGAGCCTTCTGCCACAGTTCCAATTTCATGAGCCCCGGTGCAAGCTCCCCTTCAGTATGCCTGCAATGTTTTTCAATCCATTCAATGGCTGCATCAGCTTTTTTCTTGTTGAATTTAAAAGCACCGGAGTTCAGACCAGTAACTATATACTCATAAATCAGCTTTATCCAGGAACCAACGATGATACTCTCGTCTTTTATGCCCTGGTAATACTTAAGAATGTAATTATCTTTCAATCTTGACCAACTCCCCGAAAATGACCCTAAATATTGCTATATCTTTTTTTAAAGTCCAGCACCGTTCACCATCGGCAAAAAATTTTTAAATAAAATAGGGGGGCTCAGTACGATAATGAGCCATCCGAATTTATTTTGTATCTTTTTTTCTGAGAAGAACCGAAGTGTTCCTTGTTATGACACGTTTGACACAGCAGTTCGAGGTTGTCGAAATTGTATGCAATGGTTGGATCACTCATGTTCTCTTCCGACAGATGAATCTTGTGGTGAACTATCTCGCCCGGAACAATTCTTCCTTCAGCTTTGCATCGTTCACACAGTCCTCCAACGTGAGTGAAGTATGCTGCTCTGCATTTCTCCCACTTGGAATCTGTATAAAAGATTCTGTCAATGCTTCTCATTGTCTATCCCCTCTCTCTTGGTGGGTGAGCCCCAACTGATCAGGTCGAGGCTCGGTCAAGGGGCAAAACTGAAAGATGATTGCGGACAAACAAAAAGGACGGTGAATCTCTTCATCGCCCTCATGTTTTACCCATTAACATAATAACACATTACTTACTCCCTATTGAATCCCCATCGAGTACCTTTTGCAAAGAAGCTATGGCTCGTTTGTGGAGTTCATACTGGCTTCCGATGTTGTCACAGTCTCTGGCTTCCAGTATCTCTGCCCACGTTTTGTTTTCGATGTACCGCATCAGGAGAACTTCACGCTGCTCTTTGCTCTCAATTCTGCTAATCATAGTCGTAGCTTCGTCAATACGTCTGCTTCTCCATTCAATCATCTCAAGCATTTTAGATTTAAGCTTTCCGACAACTTCCATGTGTCTGATGGCCTGCATCTCCAAGCCGTCTTGTCTGGGCGTTGTCTGCACTCGATCACGATCGTAATTAATACCGGCTGCATCTATCATGAAGTCGTATTGATCAATAGCCTTCTGCTTGGCTTCAATGAATGCATATGCTTTGCGAATCTCATGGAGATATTCATGTGCATCTCTGTGCATCAGTAATGTTCCTCCTTCCACTTTCTAATCTTCTTGGAGCGGAGAATCTCATAGTCCTTTAGCTCCAGTTCTTTTCTGGTCTGCTCCTTGATTGCTTTGTGTTTCTTCTTCCAATCGATGTAGCTCTTGCAATGCTGATGGCAACCGCTCCTGCGATTCTGACAATCCTTGCATGGTGCATCCGATATTCTCAACCCAAGCCTCCTCCTCTCGACTTCTCAAACTTCCTGCCTTCACTACTATGAAAATGGTGAGCAGTAATACCGCAAAGGCAAATCCCCCAATGAATCCTAATGTGAATGGTATCATAGCAAACTCCTCCTTACTTCGATAGTCTCAACGGTATCTCTCGGGAAGATGAATCCTTCTCCGCTCTCCGAGACAACCCACACCATTCCGTCAAGCACATTCGTTCTGACGTAGTCAACAACCATCCGCTTACGTCCGTCCTTGAATGTTATGTTTGCAAGCAATTTCTTTTTAGGTTTCTTCACCTTCTCCACCTCCGCTCATTTCCGCACCGCAATGGCAATATGGATATTTGATGGCAATAAGTGCCTCGATACCATCCTCCCCATCCTCAATTTGTCTGCCACATTCAGAACATATATATTTTTCTCTCATTGCTCCATTTGTAATTCTTATCCACTTTCCCTTTGGTCTTTTCACTTCTTCAACCGCTAACTCCACCATCTTATCAACGTAAGCCTGTTCAACCGCTTGTATTTTGTCAATTTCTTCATCAGTATACTGTGGTTTTACGGGTTTGGTAGTCTCAATAATCTTTCTAAACCATCTATAATCATTAATTTCTTGAAGTTCAGCATCGGAATCTGTCCAACACATAGGCTCGCTCCCTAATTCCTTAAGCACTGCTTGTCTGCTGATGCAATCCTCACACGGCTCTGTTCTGAACTTCTTACTTGCATCTTCGTATCCAAGCATATAAGCCTGTTCACGTTCTCTGTGAATATCTTCTTCACTTGCCTGTGGTGTTACGGATGGCAAAGCCATAATATCTGAAAGTGATACATATCTCTCGCTGTCTGTAAAATGTGTATCCCAACTCGTTGCCTTGTCAACTAATGCTTCTCTGCTTACACAATCCTCACTTGGCTGTGCTTCAAGCCATGCAAGTACATCGTCCCAACAACAATCATGGTCATGATCATTGTCTACGGCAAATCCTACACCGCCTTCTTCTATCTGCATTTTTACAAGATATTTAAGAGCCGATTTGATTATTGTTTCTTTTGCATCCATCATCTGCTTCACTCTCCTTTGTATGGGCTTGGTAACGGCATCCATGCCAAAATATCGTCATATGTCTCGAAATCGGATTTACCAACATTTCCATTCCACCATATTTTTGTTGGCTTAAGTCCCATTAAATCTGAGTAGTTGACGATATAAATCCGATTCCATAATGCACCACAAGCATTTAATCCTCTTGTAACAACATACCGTCCGTTTGCTTCTGGTAGTCTCTCACTAACAGGAATCCATCTCTGATCTAAGGCTTTGATTGCCATAGCTTTTGCTGCTTGATATTCTGTAACGTCATAGCAATCGTCTAATACTTCTGGCTTTATAGGTATGTTTCCAATTATAATTTGTGCTTCCTCATTTGTCATTTGTTCTCACTCTCCTTATCTGCTTTAGGATAATACTCAATAACATCTCCGTTTTTACGTTTATTTAGTGTTCCTGCATATATTCCAAACGCTCCACATCCGACATGGTAACTTGCCATTACTCCCTTACCTCCATCTCTCCCCAATCATTGAGCAAACGCTCGTCTGCTTCGTGCTTCTCTATCAGCTCTAGGACATATCTCAGCCCATCGATGTAGCCTCGGTTGTAATCTATCTCATAGAATGGTGGGATAAATGCCTTGAGCATCTTCTCGTTTCGCTCCTTGGTTTTCTCAATCTCCTTCTCGATCTGTTCCTTCATGCTCCTCATGCTCCTTAAAATTCTTCAAACTCTTACCCTCAACAATCAGATTCCCTCCCAGAATCTTCTGATACATCTCCGCAGCTGCATCGTCTTGGAAGGTCGCAACAATAATTTCTTCCGCTCCTTCCTCTATCACAAGGCTTGGCTTCTTCCTGCCTGGGAATGTCCTCACCGCTATTCTAATACTCATTGGTTTCCCTCCTTCAAAAATTCTTCAAGTGTCATCTGCTCATATACGCAGTCATCCTTGTATAGCCATTCCGGATCATCCTCAAACATTGCATCAAGTGGATTCTTAACGTTGATAACCCAGCAATTCTTCCAATCTCCCATTAATCCTCCTTTATCGGCCTCCACCATATTGGTCTAAATGTTCCCATAGCAAGGCTTCCGAGATGTATGCAGCCATTTTCTGTATATTCCAGAATCTTGCTTTTATCAGGACACTCGATATCCTTCCATTCATACATTCCTGGAATAGGTGGACGCTCATCATATATATTCTTAAATCCATGTGCTCTGAGCCATTCAGCTTCGTTGAATCTTGGAGGTGTCTTCATAAACAAAAACATTGATATTTGCTCATTCATCATCAATCACCTCAACAATCTTATACATCCTGTGGCCCTTGTCTCCATGACGGACCTTGCTAAACACTGATTCCAATGAAGAACGCTTCATGTTAAGCAGTCTCGCCAAGTCTATGACCGAATCCCCCACTGCAAGAGGCAACTCATATTTATCATTAGTCACTTTCAAATACAGCTGTTTAGGCATCACATCCGGGTTCCATTTTGCTTTTGGTCTTCCCATGTCTATACCTCCAGCGTCTTCTGATTACTTGTCAGATTCTTCAGTCTATCCCTAAATGCCATAACCAGATATGCAGCGAATTTATCCTCAGTCTCATACTTCTTTCTGAACTCATCCGTAGCTTCCCACATCTCATCCCACCACTCTTTATTGTCAACAGCTTCTGGAAGCCAGTATTTTTCACAAATCTTATAAAACTCTGCAAATAATTCTCTTTCCTTACTACCCTTTCCAAACATCTGATCACTCCTCCCAAGGCATATCGCCATCATCAATCCATCCGCTAAGAAATCCATCATGGTCCCATCCATAAACTATTCGTTCATCCGGATCATTCTTAAGACGCTTTGTGCTCTGCTCATACCACAGCGGAATGAAGTATTCTTGCAGTCCTGTTTCTCTTTCTTTCACCACTTCAAGGACATTATTTCCACCACCTGTCCAAGGCTTTCCAAAATAACTCTTGTATCCATTCAGGAAATCCGTATTAATCCTGTGCATTATGAATCCTGTGTCAACTAAGTTTCCCAGACTTCCAGATCCTCCAACATCATCAAACCGAAGGAAACCCATTGCTTTTCTTGGATGTGCCACAAATATGATATGACAGTTACAGATAAGTGCTAAGTTCTTAAGAGTTTCAACAAACAACTTTTGTTGATCCCATTTATCTGTTCTTTGTCCGGAAGAGATATCTGTCAAATCAAGGATTGACATATTGTCGATTACCACGAAATCAGCCTTAAATTCTTCAATGACTGACCTCAGAACCGTGGCAATGCTCCTGAAGTTGCTTCCGTACTTGTTGTCGTATAAATAAAATTTGCCATCCAACCACTCATCGATCTGTGGTTTGATCTCATCCTTGCAGTAGTAATAGTTCTCATATTTCTTGCTCTGCATCACAAAGTCTTTACCGGCTGCTTGAAGATATAACCAGTTTAGGAATCTATCACTCCGGAGCTCTCCAGAATATACCAATGTATTGAATCCTCGATCTACAGCTGTAAGAACTATCTGAGACAGCCATGTTGATTTGGCAGCTCCTCTGAGACCACTTGCAAGACTGATTTCTCCTTTTGCTAATCCTCCGACTTTTCTATCAAAATCAATAAGACCTGTTGGAATGCAGATCCGTTCTTCCTTCGGTCTGCTGCTTATCATTTTTGCACTCAGAAACATATCCTTTGGATTGACTTGCTTTGGATCCTCAAGCTTATAAGTAATATCTTCACGCTGCCGATTGAATGCTTTATATCGTTTCCATCCATCTTCAATTCGCTGTTCTTCTTCAGAACGCTTATCATCATATGCATCCGGTTCATATTTAAGTCTTAACTCATGCCAATCATGACCGGCACAAGAATTATGAAAGCATTTAAATGCTATTGCTCCACTCGGTTGCCGAATAATGGTTGCATCTGGTGCCTTATGACTTTCATCGAATGGGCATTCCTCAAGGATATACTTTGTTGTGTCCTTCCATGTCTCTGTTCTGGCCACCCGGATATTATGCTCAGCCATCCATCTCTCAATATCAAAATCCGAATGTCTTGACTGCCTATTTACATAGGTCGGTGTGTCATCTATATATTCACTTGCCAATCTCTCAAGAAGTTCCTTTTTAACAAGCTCAACCTTTTCAGGCTTATTGATAATCCTTGCCATCCTGTGAGGTCGATCTTTGGTGCTTGAACCCTTCTGAGCAGTAGTGCCATAAAGTTTTGATATTCTTGATGGATTAGCAACTTTCTTGTCTATTTCAACATCTTCATTACTAAACATCTGATCAAGAGCTTTCAGACACCTCTCCATCATGTTCACATTCTCAGGAACATTCTTAACTGCTATTCGATACAGTAGATGGATTCCATTACCAGAGAGAGCCATGATTGGAGCAGGATATTCTCGTTCCCTTAAATATTCCACTACCCTCTTTGCCATCTCATAGGCCTTGGTTACTTCCTCATTCGTACTTGATATGCCTGTCTTCCTCACAGGATCTAAATCAACTAACATCCACTGATACGAATCTATGTCTTTGTCTCCAGTAGTTACTTTGGATACTCTGAAGCAGTCCTTCTGCTCTCTGGAATAACAATCGGGATTAACCACATTCAATGTATAGAATATGTTCGTCCCTCTCAGATCCACCGTACTGAATGCCTGCTCCAAAGTATCTGAATCCGTAAAGTATCCACTTATGATCTGCTTGCCCTTCATTATTCTTATTTCAAAGAGTTGTCCATCGGGCTTCAGGATGCTCAAGGATTCTTTAATTTTTTCCATGTCTATCATGTCATTCATTCCTCTACCTCATACCCTCCAGGATCAATCATTGGCGAAGCCTTTTCTTTGGATTCTTTATCATTCTTAATTACATTCTTATACATTCTTGTTCGTGTGCCGTGGGCTATGCCGTCAGCTGTGCCGTCAGCTATGTCGTGGGCTGTGTCGTGAGCTATGCCGTCGGCTTGTCCCCGACCTTGGTAAATCCCATATTTTACAAGGGTTAGAGTTGTGCCGTCGGCTGTGCCACTCATCGTACACATACCCTGTTCATTTAGCAGTCGCAGATAGCGTCGCACCTTGTTCACGCTCCAATGCCATCTAAGAGCTAGATTACTGGTGCTTGTAAGCAGCTGTCCCGGTCGTAATGTGATGGTTTTACCTCGGTGATTTATAAATTCTCTTTTTTCATGGTTAGCCATCATGATCAAATCTATCCAGGCACTTCTCCTATCAAAAGGTTCAGGAGACTCCCATATTATATTTTCTGTAATTTGTCTGTGGACTTTCACCCATCCTTTTGGTGATGCTTTAGCCATTCCTTACCACCTCCCAACAGTTCAACAATGGTCTGTCCGGTGTGCTCCTTGTCGCAGAATCTGAATGTAACACCGTATCTGTCCCGAATAGTACACATTGATTTGTATAATTGTTCTCCGGTAACAGCACCGCCCTTCTGAGGAACTTTGACAGGCTTGCCATCCTTCATGATCCACTGTGAAGGCTTGCTTCGTGGATTTCTCCAGAAGAAGACATCTTCCATGGTTTTAATATCTCCACCCTGCTCCACAAGTACGATCAGCTTGATATCATGTTCTTTGGCTCTTACAAGTTCAGCTCTAAACCTTTCATGCTGTTGGCAAACATTACCACAGAGCTCTAAGAGGTCCTTTTTTCTATCAATAACTAATCTCGGATTGTCTAAGCTCATATAGTCCCCCACATAGAGCTTAGAAACGAAGAAGTCTACCCCGAGTTCTTGGAGCTGCCCTTGTATCCGGGCAAGCTCCTTTTTATGTTCTCTTGAATCAATCTGAATTTGCATAATCTAATCCTTTAAAAAGGAAGATCATTCTCGACTCCATCTGGGACTGCAATGAAGCCTGAATCAGTGGTGGAAGATGCAGATGGCTTATCGAGATATCTCGGATTTGGAATAGCAGCCGTGTCTGCACTTTCATCATTACAGAACCATCTAAGCTCTCTTCTCATAGTCACCTTTCCGTTGTATTCATTCTCAACCTCTCCATATACTCCACCAATCTTCTTATTAGTGAACTGATTAGCAAATCCATCCCCCCAGACAGCTTCACAGTTGTTTGAGTGTTCAAAGGATGTAACGAACTGCTTAAACTTTCTTGAGCAGTTTCCTTCGTTATCCTCAACCAGAATGTACTGAGTGCCTGCATGTGGCCACTTCTTATCTGCACGGATATCATTTCTGAACTCATTGGCGAAGTATCCTGGCTGAGAATCATTGTTAGCCATCTCAAGGAATACTTTAAGCATTGCCTTCCCTGTCGAACTCTGTGTCTCTTCAACTTTCTTGATGATCATATGGTGGCCACCAAGCTCGATCGGAGTAAAATCTCCGGATACCTTTGTCTCGTCAAATGCATTTGGTTTTTTCATTATTTAACCCTCCTGTAATAAATATTTGTAAGTTCTATATCTGAAAAAATATAAACTGTTCCATTGTTTTCCGCTTTGCAGAGATAAACCGGGAATAATTCACATTCTCCATTCTTAAACATCAAAAGCTTATATACTCTAAAATCTCTTGGTTCCTCAGGCATCTGAGCAAGCACTCTGTCTGCCTCATCCATGGATGGAATCAAAGCGTTTTCCCAATGATCAATCGGAGCTATTTCATAGATGTGATTAAATGGGGCTATCATTGATCAATACCTCCTATTAATAATCCTTCAAAACATCAATGACCTTAGATATATCATTCTCAATAAGATCTTCTTCAAACGCTCCCATTGGAGTCTTAGCTGTTGAGAAGTTGCTCTTTGTCTCAAAGTAATACTTTCCATCAACAACTTTTGCTAGCAGCACTACTGGGAATTTACTCTCAAGGACAATCTTGTCGAGCTTTTTTCCGGAAGTCTTGATTCTGGTCCATGAATAACCACTTTCATCTCTTTCGGTCTGAGTATGGGCAAGAAATACAACTGTGAGGTCATCTCGAACTTTCAAAGCATAATCAACCAGATCGTAGATGCTCTGAGCAAGATCCTGCCACTTGTCATATCCTTTTTCCTTAGAACGTCTCATTTCATCCGCAACCATAAGTCCATTTAATGTATCAACAACAAATACCTTGACATGCTTAAGTTTCTCTTCTGTGTCTACCTTCTGGAGTGCCTGAAGTGCGACCTGTGGAAAGTCTGTCTTAACGTAGTTCTTAGCCTTGTCATTGAAGTCGTTCTTCCAACCCTTCCAACTCAATCCCTTCTTATCTGAATCAACAATAACTGTTGTCTTTGGATCTAAATTTCTGAGAGAAGTTGTCTTTCCAGAACCACTCTCACCCATAATACCTATAATCATTCTTACACCGTCCTTCCTTCTATATCCTTCAAACTCTTTCCGCACATCGGGCAGAAATTAAATTTAAGCAGCTTGTCTAACATGATGTGACCATTGTGTTTATCCTGGATAACTATTCCGAAGTCCTCTCCACTGTTGCCGATTCTCAGAGAATAGCAGCCATACACAATGCTCTTTCTATTCAGAATGTCCTTTGTATCTTCCGGAATATCTCCATTCTCAAGAAGATAGCAATATAAGCATTTAGCCATTACATTATCCCCCTCTCCCTGAGTTCTTCTGACAGAGCATCCATTGCACTGTTCGGAATATCAGCCTTGCTCTTTGACTTGGCAGTGTTCAGAAGGTCATCAACAGTTGCCTTTCTTGGTCTGCCCCTCTTAACCTTTGGCTTCTGATCAGAAGTCTTCTCAACTTTTTTCGATTTTTCTTCATGTTTCTGAACTTTTTCTTCAACTTCGTGAAGATTTTCTTCAAAAAATCGAACTTCTGACTCCTCATATGTCTGGCTAATCCCATCTTTCGGAAGGTCACAAGTGTATCTAATTCCGAAGGAATCCACCTTTATCTCTCTAATAGTTACTGGAATGTAAACTATCTGCCCAATTTCACCCTTGATTTTCATTCCTCAGAATCTCCTTCCTGCCCTTCAATAACTCTGCAGCACCACATATCAGCGAAGTGAATGATAAGCTGCAGTGGTCTTTCTTTACCCTTGGCCTCGTATCCGATGTGAGTATAAAGGCCGTTATGAAATGTAATCGCAAACTCCTCTTCTTCTGTCAGATGAATAAATCTTTCCGCTATGATCACAGATCTAACTTCGTGCGGAAGACTCAGAAGCTCCGGATTCGACTTGAACGGCTTACTTGCTGATCTATTACCATTCTTCAAAATGTTCGTGATGTAATATGCCTTATCATGATCGCCGGTCTTTCCCAGATCATGCAGAAGTGCTGCTATGATGATTGAATCCATGTCAATGGTTGGCTCCCACATCTTCGCAAGTGCCATTGCCTGATCACATACGTTCAGAGAGTGCTGAGCAAGTCCTCCGACCACACTCAAGTGATTCCCTCCGGAACATGGAGCATAGAAGAAGTTGTTTTCCTTCATCCATCTGATAAGTTCTCCCATACCTGGTCTATTTGTATCCATCAGAAGCTTTTCGATCACAGTCTGTGCAGCCGTGATTCTGGCCTCTTCATCTGTCTCGTAAACACTGGTTAATTCTTCCATTGTTAATAACCTCCGTCATAATCTTCATCAAGGTGTAGCAGGTCATTAGAGTGAAGGACTACTCCTTCCTCATCACTTGCTGTTACATAGTCAATATCAATTTCATCGTATGGGCTTAAGTTTGGAGCATCAAAGAAGACGTTCATATCCATGTCAACTCCCTGACTCTCAAGCTTCAGAAGCTCATTTAGTAATTGTCTAGCAGTCAGCATCCTTAACACCTCCTATCGTATGGAAAGACAGGAGAAGTGCCGTTGTGCCACATAACATGGTTATTATTCCGCTCCAAATATCGTGAATGTGCCAGCCAGCAATTAATGTTGTGACTGTCATAAGAATTGTGATATAATAATCAAAGCTGAGTGATTTTATATCACTTCTTGAGCCTTTAGAAGCTGCAATCTTCTGAGGCTCTTTTCTTTTATTCATCATCCTTTTTCTCCTCCAATATATCCATCGTCCACGCTGTGCCTTCATCTTTCAGAACATTCTCATTAATAACACCTGTTATTCTCTTCAGTGGAAGTGTCGTGCCAGTTACTGCAAGAAGCCTTCTCATCTCCCTTATGTCTGATGCATAATCAAGATTGAATGCATCGGAATCCACAACCGTTCCTTGCACTTCTGTTCCATCATTTGCTTCACAGAGCACTCTTGTTCCTTTATCAATACAGAATCTTGATTGATACATATAAACTCTCTTTGCATTCTCAGCGAACTTTACGAATGCCACTTTCAGAATATCTTTTGATTCGGTACTCATCTTTCATTCCTCCTATTCATAAACAAATATCTCTGCTGACCTTATCCCGAAATTGATGCAGGCTCCCACATCTCCGAGATATATGTCACATCTTGAACTGATACCGCATCGGTCATTCACTATGAAGTCTCCATATCCTGCTATGTGAATCCATGTGCCTAACGGAAGATGATTAAATGCAACTCCTCCGATATATGGATAACATCCACTTGCTGTCACATTGTCTGTCCACTCATAAGCTGATAATGTCCAAACTCCGATGCTTCTCATTCCATCAATAGTCGGTGATGCATCCGACCAAGAAAACGCCTGTTGCCTTCTTGAGGCTCTAGCTCTACGTCTTCTCTCTAGTCGTTTTTTAGTTCTTCCTTGAACTCTTCGTTCTGTTCTGCCTGCTGCTTCTGGTATCGAACAAAGGCCTTGATTGTATTGCTCTGGATGCCCTTTTGAGTTGCAATCTGTGTTTTCTGATCATCAAGCTGCTGCTGTTGATCTGCGAAGCCTTCTGTCATCTCATTTCTGACAGACTCGATTGCTCCGGAAAGGTCATCAACCTGTGCCTGAATCTGAATGCTCTGCTCTTCCTGAGTTCTCTGAAGTCTCTCAAGCTTATCCATCGTGCCTCTTGTATAGATAGCCATCACAGCGAAACTTACGAACAAAACTATCAGAGTAATCCAGACCGCCAGCTCTTCATTGGTATATTTATTCCTTTCTTCCAACTTTTTCCCTCCTTCTCCGGCATAAGAAGTCATCGTAATCCTCAACTCTGATCTTCAATCCTCCGGACTCTTTCACTCCTTGCGGATACAGGCCACTGTCTTCCATCTCTCTAACATTCCGATAAACCTGTGAGGCTGAGCAGCCTTCTCTCTCCGCAAGGTCTTTTATTGATACATACATAACAACCTCCTTCACTTTACATTTTGTAAAGTTATTCCGTAAAAAAATAAGAAGGTATATCTTCCTGAGATATCTTCAGAGCACTTGCCCAGAGGATGATATCATCACGGCTGAATTTAGATTTATTGTTGATCTTGTTGGATACCGTAGTCCTAGTAATGTTAAGGACCTCTGCAAACTTATCCATGGATCCATAAACCTCAACTATTCGCCCTCTTAGCTTGCTATAAGTATTGCTCATCTTGTGCCTCCTTTCTGTAAACTTATTACATTTTGTAGTTTACATCTTGTAAAGTTGATTGTCAATATATTTTTTACATTTTGTAAAAGAATTATTTATTTCTTGTAAAAACTGTGATAATATAAGCATTGATCGGAGGTAATAAAATGGGAAAACGAACTGCAGATAATTTGAGAGAAGCCATAACAAAAAAGAGAATGACAATGTCGGAAGTATCAAAGAGAACAGGAGTCAGTATATCTTCAATATCACAGTACATGAGCGGAAGATGTGCTCCTAATAATGTGAATGCTAAAAAACTGGCCGAGGTTCTTGATGTTTCCGTTGCTTATATTATGGGATTAGATTCTGATCAGGAGAAAATTTCAGATCCGATTCTGAATGAAGTTACCAGAATTGCAGAAGACTTTGATTTTCAGAGAAAGAAGATGCTTCTGGAATATGTTCGGCTGCTTTCTGAAACATATAACAAGGAGGATTGACATGTGGGTTGAAAAAACGTCCACCGGCTTCCGATTGTGTGACCGGTACGAAGGATTTGACGGAAAACTTCATAAGGTATCAGTATCACTTGCAAAGGATACCCCGCAGGCTCGCCGTGTGGCTCAGAGAGAGCTTCAAGAAAAGACAATGAGTAAATCTTCGACTGTTTCCGAAATGTCCTTAATTTGTCTTGTAGGGCTTTATCTATCGGAAAAGGATATCAAGCAGAGCACTCGGACAAATTACGAGAATGCATTCAAACAACTATGCAGCATCTTAGGTGATATTCAGATCAACAAGCTGACCGCTCCATACATCAAGCGGAAGCTGACGGACTCAGGGAAAGCTCCGAAGACTCTGAACAGATACCTTGCACTCTTCCACGACTTCCAAGGTTGGTGTGTTGAATATGGCTACATGGAATCAATTCTCTTGATCAAGAGTTTTCCGGATAAAGCAGCTAAACGAGATCCATCTCTGGAATACCTGGAAGCTTCAGAGCTTCAGAACGTTCTTGATCAGCTTGTCGGATCTATGGCCTACTATGTTGTTAAGTTCCTGGCATTAACCGGATGCAGAGCCGGCGAGATGACAGCTCTGACTCTGGATGATATTGATCAGAAGTATATTCATATTACGAAGGCTTATCATATTCAGAATGGAATTGCAACTCCGAAGACAGCTTCCTCTGTCAGAGACATATACATTCAGCCGGAGCTTGCAGCGTTTCTGAAGGAATACAAGGAATGGCGGTTGCTGCATATGATGGCAAGTAAGATCAGAACGGACAAATTGTTCTTCAATCAGCGTGGTGGATGGATGACATATGAGTGCTTAGGAGCTCGTCTGAAGGCCATAGAGAGCCCGAAACATCTTCACCCACACATATTCCGACATACTCATGTAGCCCTCTTAGCGGAGCAAGGAATGAGCCTAGAAGCTATTGCCAGAAGACTCGGACATGTTGACTCAAATATCACAAAGATGATCTATTATCATGTCACTGAGAAGGTCAAAGAAAGAGACGAAAATCTCCTAAATTGTATAAATCTTTTATAAATCTGCCCCACGTTTGCCCCACGGAATCACGCAATCCCCGATTCTATGGGGCTTTCATTTTAAAAAGTCCTTAAATTTTTGATTTTTTTCAAATTTT